GAGTTACGGGGCTTTTTTCTTGCCCAGGAAAGCGGATCATTTCCGCAATTCTCCGATCATTTCCGCAACTCCTCCTCACTTCGTCGGGCTTACCACCTCGCCGACGCGTCGGTAAACGTTCTTCGTGATCTGTTCCTTTGTGTGGCCAAGCAGCTTGCTTGCGTCGGCCAGGTTCTCGATTTCGCTGGCTGCCTTGGGGCGAATATCGCTGAAGCGGAACTGCTTGATTCGTTCAGCAAGCGGCTCGTCTCGGGCGGCCACTGCTTGGGCGGCGGCTTCTGCTCGTGCCTCGTCCCAGCGATTTCGCATCATGGCGTAGCTCATGCGGAGGCCTGATGGGTTCGTGATGAGGCGCGAACTGGTAATGCCGGCCAGTTTCCGGCGCTCGAACAGGCCGTCGATGAACACGCCCAGCCCTGTTGGCTGTTCGCCATCGAGCAAGCGAATCCTGAGCTTCTTTCCTGTCTTGCCCTGGGCAACCAGCAGGAACTCGCCTGCCAGATCGCCTGTTGAGACTTTCAGCGTGTCCGCAGGTCGCTGGCCGGTGAGATAGGCTAGATCCATCGCATCTCGAAGCTCCTGGCAGGCGTGAGCGTAGACCGCTTCCCAGACATCGTCGGAGGCATAGTAGTCCCTGGCCTTCTCCTTGTTCCGTCGCACCCGGGCGCAGGGGTTTTCGCCATCGATGTAGCCCCACTCCCTCGCGAGCGTGAAGACATGCGAGAGCAGTGCTATCTCCCGGTTTCCACGAGTTTTCGCCGTCCTGGCATCGCGGTACTGGGCGACCACCTGAGGAGTAATTGCCGTGATCGGCGCGCTATCAAAGGCTTTCCGTAGTTGCCTCAGTTCGGCTTGATTGTCCGATTGGGTACGCGGCGCCTTCGTCGGGACGACCTCGCGCTCGTAGCGATCGAACAGTTCTTTCATGTAGCGCACGATCTTCGGCGTTGTCGTCCGCTCGAGGCGAGCCCATTCGGCGCGCGCCTCGTTCAGGTCGCTACCCAGCGGAATCTCCTTTCGATTTCCCTCCTCGTCTCGGCCGTTGTAGTAGTAGCCGATCCAGACTTTCCCCGATTTCAATTTTCGGACACGCTTCAACATGCGGGGCGGCATGTCTCGGTTCGTAGACTTCGGCCGCATATCAGGACACGTTCGACAGGTCGAGCGACCAGGCGGGGTCGGAAACTGTGGTTCTTGTGGGATGAACGCCTGCCAGACGCAACCGCGCATACACCCGCCCGACTATGGGACGGCCCGCTGCGTTGGTTTCATAGTTCCAATGGTGATTTTCGAGCCACTCGATCTGTTTGCTCACGATCTTTTTTCCAACTAATTCAGTGAGTTCGTCAGGGGATAGAAACTCGGAAAGGGACATTGCTGTTCCCTCATGAAATAGCGACCCTTTCCGTTGGGCCGCGGGCATGGATGATTTCAGGTAGGATGCACCGGCTCACCGGTGACGGGACCAGCCTTGGCGGGCATGTGCCCCTGATCCGGTGGGCTTTCGCTGGGCGAAGGTCTGGCCGGAAACGGCTTTCCCGCCAGGATGCCCAGGGCGTCGGTGGCGCGCTGGACGATGTTGAGCGCCACCTGCAGCGCCGCCGCGTCATCTTGCATGCGCATGAGTGCGGTCATCTTGGGCCGGTGCTCGGCACATACTCTGTCGCGAAGCTGACCGGCGGCGCGGCGAACAGCGTCGGCCGTACCGTGGTGCTGGAGCACCAGGGCCATGACCAGTACCACGTCGACGCTGTGCATCTGCATCGTGGTTGTGCGAAGGAGCCAGCGGGGAAGTGCGATGCCTGGTTTCTGCTTCATCCGAAGCACCCCGCCTGCCAGGCCGCCAGTGTGCGAACGATCGGGAATATCTCCACCAGCCCCACCACGGTCAGGCCGAGGGCGGCGATAATGCCGAGGGCGGTCAGTGCTCTACGCATCGCGCGGCCCTCCCTGAGTCGCCGTTGCCCGGTCGAGACGTTCGATCTCGGCCAGCGCCAGGGCGCAGGCCTTTACCAGGTCGCGTCGTGCGGTGCTCGTCGTCGTGCTCCGGCGTCGCTCGGCTTGAACATCGAGCCATGCGCGAGGCACGCTGTGCTGAGCCTGGGCGGATAGAGCGGCGTGCGCCCAGCCCATCAGGCCCTCGCCGGCCGGGCGGCAAGCGGTGTGCGAGTCCATCAGCAGGCGCTGGAGCTTCACGGCCTCCTGAGCGTCCGCATGGACTGTTTCGGCGAGTGCTTTCGGGTTCTTCAGCCACTCGATTTCCGTCTGCTGCTCCGCGACCCTGGCCAGGGCGGCGCGCAACTCTGCTCGTAGTCGTTCGTTATCCTGGCGAATTCCATTGTTGTTTACATAGATGTTGACGCGGTTGCGCTCCGATTCCAGTTCAGCCCGCAGTGCCCCGACGATGCTCTCGTGCTGGGCGAGCAGCGACAGCACGTAGTCCACGGCGGCTTGCTCATTGGGGCCGAGCAACTTCTCTTCGGACTTGAAGCGACGCATGAAGTACGCGGCCCGTTCTGGCGACATTTCCGGCCGCTCCGCCTCTTGCTCCGGAGTGGACTCGAACTCGTTCAGCCGCTGGGCGGCTTCGACTACCAGCCGCGACGACACGCCGGCGCTGAAGCGGACGCCACCGACCTTGGCTGGCTGTTCCAGCTTGGGCCAATGGTTGAATGCTCGGCGGGCGAGGGCAATGTCGCATACCGCAGCCGGAACAGGCTGGCCGTCCTCGCCCTCGAGTTCGTTGGCCAGCCACTCTTCGAAGCTGGCTTCCGATCGAGCCGGCGCCTGGTCCTTGATCAGGGCCAGCAGGCTCTCGGCTGAGGAGTGAACGTCGTCGAGGTCCGTCGACCAGCGGTGCGGGGTGTTGTCGTGGATGTTGTCCAGGGCTTCGACGATGCCGCGCAGGCGGGTGGCGCACTGCTCGATCAGTTGGTGCTGGGTAGATGACATGGTGGTGTCTCCGGTTGCTCCGGCGCCGGCGGCCGGCAGCGGAAGCATTTGCACAGGCCTATCCGTTGGCCCGTGGTGCGGCAGATGGTGGGGCGGTTCATTGCGTGGCGTCTTGCTTCATGGCTTTGGCGTGGCCGACGCAGGTGCGGACTGGGTTGCCCTGGTCGTCCAGGTCGGCGTGGCAGTAGAACCGGCTGAGTTCCTGCCGGCAGTAGATGGCATCGGAGGTGGTGACCGGCGAGGTGTTCGCCGGGGTGCCGAGTCGATAGGCGCAGCCGGCGCACGTACCGCGAGGGTTCACCGTTGCGGCCAGGACAACGCCCTGCAGCGCTCCGAACATCGTCGGGAGGTTCGCCTGCTCCGCGGTGTGCGGATGCTCGCCGCGCTCGATGAGGATCAACTCGACCATCGCTCGGCAGTTCTCGGCGACGGCGTTTGCCATGCCCAGCACCTGGGCGAACAGGTCGAGCATGGTGGCTGGGTCGCGCTGGGCTGCCATTTTCTCCAGCACCTGACGGCGCAGATCCGCCGGCAGAAGCACGGCGCCGGCCAGCTCGTGCGCGTCGGCGGCGCTGATCTGGTAGTCGGTGGGAGGCTGGTTCATGGGACCGCCCTCGTCGATGCCGATTCCAGCAACTGGCACCGGCCAGCCAGTTGGAGCAGGTTGCGAGTAGTCGGCTTGAAGCCTTCCGTATCCGGGAGGTACTCGTGACGATGGCCCTCCGGGTACGTCTCGAACGGCCCGTGCCATTCCCAACTCATCAGCCAGTCTTGCCAGACCGTGTAGGCGTCCTGTCCTTCGCCCCAGTAGTCGACACCGCCGCCGACGGAAAGAACATGCCGAACTCGGGTACCTTGCTCATATGCGAGTTCAGATGGTTCTTCGTCGCGCCAGGCGCTGCGGTAGAGCGCTGGGTAAAGCTCTACCAGCCTCTTGCTCAATTTCTTCTCGATGCGCGCCTTCATGCTTCACCTTCCTTCGCCAGTGCCAGCCGGTGCTGGGCGCCGGCCTGGTGCTCCGGCTTGGGTAGCTTCAGGCCGAAGAGCCGGAGGGCCAGCTTGTGGTTGAGGGAGGCCGCTACAGCAACAGGCCTGGCATGCTGGTCGATGTAGGACTTCGGCCAGGGCGCGCGCCCGCGCGCGGTAAGTATGCCGGCGTGGTCGAGCGGCCAGGTTGGATGTCCGGCCGGCGGCCTCGGGTACCCAGACAAGACAGTTGCCGTCCCAGTCCCTGTCGTAGGCGACGTAGATGCGGTCGTCCGCCGGCGCGCCGGCGAGTGCCTGCGTCCGGGACAGGTCCAGGTCCTGGTGATCGACGCCGTACTCGGCCCGGGCGCGCACGTAGTCGACCGGCCAGGGCAGATCGGTTTCCCGGCACTTGTACTGCCGAACGGCATGGGCGCTGGTGAACGTCTCGGCTTCGTCGAGGTTGGTGGTGTAGCCGCCGCCGGCGCGCCAGAACGTAGCTCGGCTCCCGACGTTGCTGCGGCTGTCCTGCAGGTAGAAGAGGTCGGTCATGGCGCATCCTCCGCTGGACCGGTGATGTGCTCCGCGTGCAGAGCGCGCATTCCGAGGTTGGTGGCCACGGTGAACTCCAGCCTGGCGCCCTTCGAGTCCATCCAGCCCGGCAGCAGGGCGATTGCCTGGCAGGTGAGCAGCTTCTGCAGGTCGAGCCGCAGGTAGTCGGCCCACTCGAAGCCCGGAATCTCGCCGTGCTCGGCGGGGTTCTCGACCTGGTACCCGAGGCTGCGCAGGCGCGCGGCTTCGGCGTGGAAGGCGGGGAAGTTGTGTTCCGGCAGGCCGGTCATAGGCTCGGCGAGGTAGATGCGCTGGATCACGGCAGCAGCCCCTCCCCAATCTGGCGGGCATGCTTGAGGCTGCCGGCCCTGATGCGCGTCCAGTTCTTTCCCCAGTCCTCCGTCAGGCCGCCCTGGTCGCGGAAGAAGGGACCGTGCTTCACGAACACGGCGCCGCCGGCGTTGCGCATGACGAAGTAGGTGTTGTCGTCGATCGGGTCGTCCGCGCGGTCGTGCTCGATCGCCTTGTCGGCCGGCGCCGTGCGCCAGTCCGGCCAGGACCGCGACTCGTTCTTCGCCTGCTTTGCCAGCAGGGCGTCGATGATCTGCGCCGGAGTGGCGCCGGTGCGCCAAGCCCCGTCAAGGGCCAGGATCACAACGTCGATCCACTCGGCCAGGTCGCCAGGGGCTTCCTCGATCTCGCGCAGTTCCTTGCGGATGTGGTCGATGACGCCGGCGGCGCGCGGCCCTGGCCCGAACGTGCGTTCGCTGAACTCTCGCTGGCGATAAAGGTGCTGCTCGAAACTGAATCCAGTGCCGTGTAACACCTTGAGCATGTCATGCAGTTCTTGCTTCGCTTCATTGGCGTGTGCCATAGCATCGCCGCTGTCGAACGGGCCACCGACCAGGGCCCAGGCGCTGGCAAAGACTTGGGCTTGGCTCATAGCTGCGTTGATGGAGTCGCTGTTTTCCGCGGACATAGGAGTACCTCTCGCCTGATGGCGAAGTGCAATTGAGTGGACTAGGTTCATTGGACCGGCGAATGGCCGGGGAGGGAGGGAACTATGGACTGCTTCATCTGCGGCGCAGAATCGACGGACGGCAACGTTCCGGACGCGATCTTGGTTGGCTGCCCCAACTGCGGGTCATACAGGATTACTCGGACAGCATTGCAGTGCCTCAAGAACCATGAGTTTCGTCTTGACACCGACATAACCAGGGAGTGGCTCGCTAGGCAGGTAGGTAGCGGTGAAATCCCGTTAATTAATTGGGACATCGCGGCAAAGTGCGCACGGCGTGCATAGCCAGCAATTTGTGGCACTGATCAGTTGGAGAGTGCGTGCTCTTGCTTCGAGCGGTTCCAGGGATGCCGGCGCCCGGGCTTGGGCTGCTGGCGCGGGGTGATGAGGGCGTCGCGCAGGCTCATGCCGGCGGCGACGCGGCGGCGGACGGTCGTTGCGTGGACCGGGCTCTGGAAGTGCTCCACCAGCTCGGCGATTGTCCCGGTCACGCCGTCGACGGTGAAGCGTCGGCTCTCGCTCCAGCGTTCGTGCGCGCGCTCCAGCGCTGCGGCCTGCGCCGGCGTGCAGCGTCCGCGCTTCTGCTCGTTCGCACGCTGGTGGTCGGCTGAGCATCCGCGTGCTGGCCAGGTGATCTCCGGCATCAGGGTCAGCAGCTCTCGGAACTTCCAGGGGCCCATGCCGAGCGCGTGCATGGTGGCGCGGCGGGAGAGCCCACGCGCGGCCGCGTTGCGAATGAACTGTTCGGTGTTCATGCGGCTCTCTCCAGTTGCTGTTGAATGCGCCGTCCGATCCAGCGCACGACAGGGACCGCCTTGCTGTTGCCGATGGACCTGTAGCGCGGGCCGTCAGGACATTCGGTAGCGGGCTTCCCACGCCAAGGGATCAGCGTGTAGTCATCGGGGAATCCCTGCAGGCGCTCGCATTCCCGGGGGGTGAGGCGACGGACGCCAGCAGCTTCAGGTGTTATCGGTTGGCCGCGCCCAGTTCCATCCTCGCTGGCGTCGAATCCTTCCGCCTTCAGGGTGTGGGTGATGTCGCCGGTAACGCAGACACCGTGCTGCGCGCTGGCCTGCAGCGTGAACATTGGATCGCTCTCCGCGCCGACGCCCAGCCCGGCGCGCGGGTCGGATGTGCTTCTACCTGTCCGCTTGCCGACCTCAAGCAGTGGATATGCGATAGCGACCTGGCCGCCGGCGTTGGCGTGGCTGTCACCGTGACCCATCGCCAGTAGCGTCGGCGCAACCTCGCCGGCGTCTGCGCCGTAGTCCTTGCAACTGAAGGCAATGGGTGGCTGACTCGATGCAGGCAGTGTGTGGCACAGCCCGGGAGTGGGTTGGCTGCGATTCGTCACGCTGGTGATCTGGTTCGGATCGAATACGGCATTTTCCTGGCCGTGGTTCCTGCCCAGCGTGTGGGCAATCCCCAGCGCGACATCTGGATCTTGCGTGCCGTGTACGACCAGCAGGCCCGACTCTGCGTCCTGTTGTGTCGCGCTGCCGGCTGCCTTCCCGTTCGCCTGGAGGGTGCCGGCGACCAGGTGGTTGGCTGCGGCATGATCTACATCCGATCCGCCGTCGCTGCTGCGAAGGGTGCCGGCCACGGCCGGCGCCACGCAGAACGTCTCGGATGCGAAGTCGTTCCGAACGCCATGCGCGGTCAGTGCGCCGGCCTGGAATAGAGACCGGCTCTGGTTCTCCCCACCGAAGGCGGGGACGCCGGCCATTACTTCGACGGCAGGCCCTTCGTCGCCCTCGCAGTTCGGACATCCCCACTGACCAAGGCTCAGGTCGAAGAGGTACCCGCAGCCGCACTGGAGCGCAGGGCCGAAAGGAGCGCGTCCGGCAAGGTCTTGCCCCTCGCCTCGGCGCGGCGGATGATCCCTGCGCAGGCCTTCGCGCTCAAGAAGTACCGCTGCGGGATCGAAGTCTGCTCGAGCACTTGCGACAACGAACACACGCTTGCGTCGTTGGGCCAGTCCGAAATATTGGGCATCCAGAACCCGCCATGCGGCTGCTCGGCGGGGTCCATACACACAACCAGCGTTCGTCCATCGGGGCCCTGACGGCTCCAGCGCTTCGGATTCGCCCACCAGGGCTGCGAGGAAGTTGCCGAACGCGTTGCCTTTGTCGGACAGGACGCCGGGGACGTTTTCCCAGACAACGACGCACTCGTCTCCGTCTGGTCGAACATGGTCAATTGCATCTGCGAGCTCCACGAATTTCATTGTCAGGGCGCCGCGCTCGCCGGCCAGGCCGGCGCGCATGCCGGCTACGGAGAAGTCCTGGCACGGCGTGCCGCCCACCAGGATCAGCGGCGCAGCGATGATTCCCAGCAGCACCTCGCGGGCGAGCTTGGTCATGTCGCCCAGGTTGGGTACCGCGGGCCAGCGGTGGGCCAGTACGGCGGACGGGAAGGATTCGATCTCGGCGAACCAACTGGCGCGAAACCCCAGCATGTGCCAGGCCACGCTCGCGGCCTCGATGCCGCTGCAAACCGAGCCGTAGGTGATATGCCAGTTCATGCCGGCTCCTTATGGATAATGTCGGCCTCGGCGAGCTCGCAGAAGAAGCTGCAGGCCGGGATGGCTTCGTTGCGGCGGATCGGCCCGGGAGGAAGGTCGCGGAGCGAATAGCGTTCCCCGGTCTGACGGTTGCGGAAGAGGTACGAACCCGGGCCAAGCTCGTCCTGCACCTTGCACAGGGCTTCGAACTGCTCGGGGAAGTCCTCCTGGATCGCCCGGAAGTAGCCTTCTCCGCCTTTCACGCAGCCGATGCAGTTCGCGTTCTCGTAGCCCAGGCGGTACATGGCCGGCAGTTCGATACCGGCGCGAGCGATGATGGCTTTGCAGTCCTCCTTGCCCAGGCCGCGCTCAATCAGCGGCGCGATCACCGGGCGGTCGGGGTTCCGCTCCCGGAAGTCGTCCAGGCGGTGCTCTTCTTCCGCAGTGAAGCCGAGCACCATCACGTCGCCGGGGCGCTTCCAGGTGTCCAGCAGGCGACGCTTCAGTAGCTTGGTGCAGGGCGCGCCAGTGCGGCCCTTCATGTAGCGCTCGCGGCGGAAGACGTTGAGCACGTCGGCGCCGTACTTTTCGTCGCGTAGCACCGTGATTTTCCGGCCAGTCCAGACCTCGCAGTCAGCAAGGAAGCGCCGGTTGTCCTGATGCTCGTTGGCCAGATAGGCATTGAGGAACTGGACGTCGTGGGTATCGCTGTACTGGGCCAGGGCCAGCTTGCCGGCGACCGCAGAGGCCGCGCCGCAACTGAACTGGACTACGATGCGCGCCTCGACTGGGATCTGGCTCATGCGATGGGCTCCTTGGTGTCGTGGAAGATGTCGAGCTGCGCCAGGCCACTGCGCGCGGCATCGTTGAGCCAGAGGCATTCGATGCGGTCGCGTGCGCCGTCGGCGAGGGCGTTCCGCTCGAGGCGGTGCCAGTGGCGGTAAAGGCGGTCGTAGAGCGGGCAGGGGTACCCAGAGAGGACCACCATGCCGGTCAGCCCCTTGAGGAACGCCGCCAGATCCCGGTGCTGGTCGTCGTCCAGTTCGTGTCGGTACGACTTGCCGGTTGCGTTGTGGCGGACCTTGGTGCTGCGAGTGGAATGGACGTAGGGCGGATCGACGTAGTGCAGCGTGCTCGGCCGGTGGTGATGCTCCATCAGCACCAGGGCGTCGCGGTTCTCGATCACCACGCCCTGTAGGCGCTCGGTGATAGCGGCCAACGCATCGGGGTAGTTGCGCCAGTCCAGCGCGGGCGCGGTGCCTCTCCTCGCCGACGTTGAGCGGAACCCCGTGCGTTCGCCGCTCGCCGCGGCGCTGCCGAAACCTTGGAAACTGCGGACCACCATCCGCCGGGCGCGCTCGAGCGGATCCGTCGTTTCCGCGTAGCTGGCTTCGAACTCTTCACGGGCAAACGGGGTAAGCGCCAGGGCCTGGCGCAGTTCCTCGCCACGGTCCCGCGCGACGCGGAACAGGTTCACCACGTCCCCGTCGAGGTCGTTGTAGACCTCGGCGTAGCTGCGGGCCTTCCGCAGCAGGACAGAAGCCGCGCCGCCGAAAGGCTCGATGTAGGTATGGTGGGGCGCGAGGTGCTGGATGATCCACGGGGCGAGCAGCCACTTGCCGCCGTGGTAGCGGAGAATCGGTCGTTGAGGAGGCATCGTCAGTACTCGGTGAACAGGCACTGGACGCCGCCCTGCCTGACTTGGGCGGCCCACGAGGCATGGTTGAATCGCCCACAGGGCGGCGTCCGGTGCGTGCTTTCTGGGAGAGAAAGCGCCCCGGGTGGGGCGCTGTATCGAGGGTCAGGCCGCAGCCTGTTGCTGCTGGTCGGCGAGTTGCCCGGCGTCGATCCAGACCGCCTGTAGCCAGGCCGGCGTCTTCGCCATCGGTTCCTTGAGCGTGCCGGCGACGATCACTGAGTCGATTTCCTTGTCCATGGTCACGGCACGCAGCAGTGTCAGGGCCTGGCTACGACTCGGCAGGTCCAACACATCGAGGCGATCCAGCAGCGCCAGGCGAAGGCCGGAGATCGTCGCGATGGCCAGGGCCAGCGTCGCGTCGCACCGCCAGCGTTCGGACTCGGACAGCAGGCCGTACAGTCGACCGCCGAACGTGACATCGATGTCGGCGCTGATCTGTACCGGCGACCAGCCGGCTGTGCCGGATAGGCGCTGCAGCAGCTCGTTCACCGGTCCGATCGCGTCGGCCAGGATCTCAGCCGGGATGCCCGCGGGGGAAAGGGCATCGGCCAGGGCGCTCCAGGCGCAGACCTCGGCGTGGAATCCGGCGGCCTGCTTGATGACGTCCTGGCGCTGGGCGGCAGCATTGAACGCTTCCTGCAGCGACTGCACCTTGGCCTGCTGCCGATCACGCGCCTGGCGCAGTTCGTTGATCGCCTGTTCGCCGTTGGCGATCGCCTCGGCGCTGGGCGCCTGGGCGGTTTCGGCTTCCAGGGCGGCGGCCTGCGCGGCGGCGTCCTCGCTCTCCTTCAGGTCCCGCTGGCTGTTGGCGACGGCCCGCTGAGCGCTGGCAAGATACCCGCGGTACTCCTCCAGACGTTTCGCCGCCTCGGGATCGGCAACCTTCGCCGGTGGCTGGTGCGCGACCAACTGGCCGGCCTGCAGGTCCACGGTGCCCTGGCAATGAGGGCAGGTCAGCGGCTGGTGGGCGGGCTCGCCGCTGGCGGCGGCCTCGGCTGCCATCACCTTCTCCGACCATTCGTCCTGATTGGCCTCGTCGGTGGCCAGCTTGTTGCGCCGGCGGTCGGCCAGCGCTGCGGTTTCGCGCAGAGCGGTGATGCGGCTGGCCCGCGCCTGGGCGTCGGCGTGGGCGCGCTTGCTGGAGCCCAGGGTCTGCTGGGCCTCGTCCAGGTCCTGGGCAGTGGCTCGCAGTTCCGCGCGCGCCGATTCCAGTTCCTCCTCGCTGACGATGACCGGCGGCGCCTCCGGCTCCCACCCGTTCGCCTTCTCGCTGCCGTAGTTCTCGCCGGTGACCGCTTTCCAGGCGCCGCGCGCTTCGCTGGCGTAGTCCTTTGCCTGGCCGACCATGGCGGAGAACCCGGAACGGAGCAGGGGCTTCACCTTCTCGAACAGCGCCAGGTCGATGCCCTTGGCCTTCAGGCGCTTGCCGACCTCGGCCGGGCTGGCGCTGGCGCCGGTCAGGTCGAACAGCACCCGGCGGCGATCTTTTGCGTCCAGAGCGGCGAAGCGGCTGGCGTCGAGCACGAACGGCAGGAACGGCGAGTCGGCGAGCGGGGAGCCTTTGCCGCTGGGCAGCGCGACCCCGCAGGCCTGCACCTCGCCGGCATCGTCCAGCCACTCGACGCGGGCCTCCCCTTTCTTGGCGCCCTCGGTGATCAGTTGGCCGATATGCTGCTTCTGCGCAACGCGGCCGGGCTTACCGGTGAAGGCGTGGCTGATGGCGTCGAGCAGCGAACTCTTGCCGGCGCCGTTGTGGCCGGCCACCAGGAGCACCGGCGCAGAAACATCAAGGGCCGCATGACGCAGCCCCTGAAAGTTGGTGATTTCGAGTTTCGTGATGCGCATGGCTCACTCCAGGGTGATGGGCTCTTCGGCCGGCGCCTTGGTGGCAACGGCGACGCGGTAGGTGTTGAGGTCAGGCGATTCGCCTTCGGTGGCGAGCGTGATCACACCGTCGTCGAGCAGCTTCAGGGCGACAGCCAAGGACTCGTCGGTGCTCAGCGCAAAGCGCGACTGCAGCCAGCCCGGGGTGATCTCGTCTTTGCGCAGCACCAGAACGGTGATGTCGTCGATGGTGTGGCCGCCGTAGGTTGTGGCGCCGGGCTCGGCGGCACTGCTCAGCAGGTCTTTTTCCGGTTCCGGCGGTGATTGCAGGATCACCTCGCGCTCGCCGTTGGAGTTCGGTGCCGATACAACGCCGGCGGCTTCCATTTCCTCGACGATGCGCGCGGCGCGGTTGTAGCCGATTTTCAGGTAGCGCTGGAGCCCGCTGATGCTGACCCGGCGCGTGTCGATGACATGGCTGACCGCTTCAATGTAGAGCGGGTCCTGCGCGCCAGTGCCGCCGGCGTCGTCGCCATCGTCGCTTTCGTCCAGGGCCAGGGCGCTCTGGTCGGGATCGGGTACGACGGTGTCCATGCCCTGCAGGTACTCCTCAGCGTCGGCCACCACCAGCATGCAGACCTTGCCGGCACGGTCGATTAGGTCGTGACGCAGCGGGTCGAACTGGCTGACCTTGAAGGTCGCCTTGATGCCTTCTTTGATCGCCACCGACTCCAGGATGCCGCCGATGGCCGGGCGCTCGCCGGCGGAAATCAGCTTGACTGCATACTTCACGGTGCGCTCCACGGTGCTGCGCAGGCGGTCGATGACGTCGGCTTGTTTCTTTTCGGTCAGCTTCGGCCAGACATCCGGCAGGACGCGGACCTCCTGCAGCAGGGCCTGGAGCAGGTCGCGGCCGAGCGTTTCGGCAGCGAGGGAAACTACGGTGGCGGGCTGTTCCTCGTCGAACTCTTCTACGGGGTCTTGAGCGATAGTTGCGGCGGTTTGGGCTGTCATTGGCTGCTGTTCCTACTGGTTGGCGATGCGTTCGAGGGTGGTGTGCTGGGACTCACTGAGGAACATCCGCGGGCCGTAGCGCTGGAAGTTGGCGCGCAGGTCGGCGGTGAACTCTTCTTCCCAGGTGGTGGCAGCATTCAGCTCCGCCGCGCCGAGGAGGCTGTTGAACTCCTCGACACGGTCGAACTGCTCTTCGATGGTTCGGCTGGGCATGGCCGGTTACTCGAGATTGAGCTCGTCGGTGCCGGTGTCGCCGGTGTCCGACTGCTGGCCCGGGGCGGGTTCAGTGATTTCGCCGGTCTCGGTGTTCACGCCGTCCGGGACCTGGTCCTGAGACTGGTCGTCAACAACGCTGTATTCGCCGGTGAGGATGGACGCGTTGTCTTGGTCCAATCCGGCGTCGGCGCGTTCGTCCAGGGTGACTGCGGTCTGCAACTCGATGCTGACCGGCAGGTACTTGAACAGCCGGCGGATGACGGTCTTCTTGGCCATCTCTTCGTAGTGGGTGACCCAAGGCCCGTTTCCGGATGCCTTGCTGGTGGCGCGTACTTTGTCGACGTCGGCCTTGCTCATGACCTCGAATTGCACGCCGCCGTCCTTCAGCTTGGCGACCGCGTAGACGTGGGTCATGACGCCGCGTTCACCTTCTCCCGGAACGTGCTGGACGTCCTCGTCGAGGCCGTAGCGATAGCTGAATTGGTCGTTCTGGTGCACGGTGCGCGCGGTGAGCGAAACGATCTGGCCGGAGCGCCGGGCAAGGTCAATCATCCCGCGGTAGCCGATGATCAACTGGACGTTCGACAGGCCATCTTTCGCCTTGCCGTTGCCGAACGGCAGCAGGTAGGCATGGCCGAGAGCGTTACCCGGTTCCAGGCCGAGCTGCGCGCATTGCATCACGGCGCCGAGGAAACTTTCCTGATTGCATTTCGCCAGGGCCGGTACTTTGCGGATCTCGGTCAGCGCGATGCGCGCGAGCCGGTCGGCGGTCATGTGCTTCGGAAGCGCCAGGGCTATCTGGCCTTTGATCTTCGGGTCGGTCATCAGATGGGCCAGCGTTTTCGGCTGACCGTTGTTGGCGACATTGCCGGTCGCGGCGGCTTTCAGGGCGGTTGCGGACATGCTGGGCTCCGGTTACTTGAGGCGGAAAACGCGGGATTCGCTGGTCTTCTTGAACTGCTCGAACAGCGCGGGGTGGGCTTCCTTGAAGGCGGATTGGTCGAAGCGGTTGGTGGTCTGGGACTTCCACGTCAGTACCGACTTGCCGTTGACCGTGAGTTGGGCGTGGTCCTGCATGAAGAGCTTGATGCGCTCCTCTGCGGACTCGATCTCGTACTCCAGGCCCTTGGCCTTGGCTTTCAGTTCGCGCAGGCGGTTGAACACCTCCACGACCTTGCCATCGGCCTCGATGCTGGTTCCGGCGTCACGTTCGAACAGCCGGAGGATGTCGGTGACAGCGGTTGCTTCGGGCGGATCCAGGCGCTGGATGCGTCCCCAGAACTCGACCTCCTTCTCGCGAATCGCCGCGATGGTTTCGTCGTCCCGCTCGACGCGGTACACCCGGAAGTCGTCGCCGCCGATCAGCACGCCGAAGATGCAGACCTGGCGGCCGGTGACCATCAGGCCGTGCATGGCCTGGGCGGTGTAGTGGACTGGAATGGCATCGGTCTGAACCTCACCCCATTCCTTCGCCTTGAAGGGGCTGACCGTCTTGATCTCGATGTTTTCGCCGCTGGCGGCCTCGGCGTCGATCTCGGCGGCCATGAAATCGTGCTGCTGGTCGCGGTAGCGGTTACCGCGGCCGACGATCTTCAGGCCGGTCTCTTCGGCCAGCAGGTCGATGACGTAGGGCTCCATCCGCTGGCCACGGGTGAAAATCTTCTGCTTCGCCGGGTCGACGGGACCGGTGCGCGGCTGGACCTTATCCAGGTACACGTCCAACGGAGTGCGCCAGGGGCTGATGCCGAGGATGCCGGCGACATCGCTGCTGCCAAGGTACTTGGTGCGGTCGAGCGCGCCGACCGATGCGAGAGCTGCAGTCATGGGGCTGGTCTCATTTCAGGGGGAGGGTGGTTGTCACGTGAAGGCGGGAGCTGCGCCGGAAGCGCAGAACGCAGAGGTCGCCGCATATGCCGGCGAAGAACGGGTTGTTGTAGCCGTGACGGTTGGCCAACTCGACGGCCTGGCGGATGCTCTTTCCGGCAAACTCTTCGATATCGTCGAGCTGGTCGTCGATGATCGAGCAAACGGGGCGGGTGGTCATGTGTTCGTGCTCCTGAGTTCTGCCCAGCGCGAATCCGCTGCGGCGTCGAGCCGGCGGCGCATGTCGTCGTAGAGGCGGGTGTCGATGAAGTCCACTGCGTAGGCCAGTTCGATCTGGCCGTGAAGGAAGCTCTGTTCGGGGCGCGGGAAGTGGGACCGGCGCATGGCCGTGATGCCTTCCTCAATCATCCGAACCGCGCGTTCATTGCTGAAGGCCATCGTCGTCCTCCTGCTCGTCCTCGGGCTCCGGTTCCGGCTGGTCCCAGAGCGGGTCGACGGCACGGTCGTAAGCGAGTTGCGCGTTGCTGAAAGCCGCGCGGTTGCGGCGGTCGCGGTATGTCCACATCGGGATGCTCTCCGTGTTTCACCTGCATTCGGCTGAACGCTCGCGCCGCCGGGATTGCCCGGTGGGGAGGCGGGGAGCGCTCATGCGAATGCGGGCGGCGAAAGAAGCCCGGCCGGAGCCGGGCAAGGGGGGGGAACGCTGCATGCGCAGCGGGGAGTGATCTGGCCGGTCGCGACTCCGGCTCTGGCATCAGTGCGCTTCTCGGGTGTTTGCCGCTGCTGCGGTGACTGTGCTGATGCCCGGAACTTCATCGGCCATGGCCGCCCACGTGCGCGCTTGTTCCCGCGCTTCCCGCGTGTCTCCAGGGGGCTTTCGGCTCCCAGCTTCCACGCCTCAAATCACTCCCCGCTACGCCCTGGCCGTGCCAGGAGCAGGAAAGAGAAGGGCGCCGCCAAGCGCCCTGTCTCCACTTACATGCACCGCCTTATGTGAAAGCGGTTGGGTACAGGCTCGACCGCATGTTGGCGATCTGCCGATTGAGGCTGGGCTACATGGTGAGGTCCTCCGTTGTACGCGCCGTTGGACCGGCGGGCGCTCGCCGTGGGTTAAACGCCCGGCAATGGGCCAGGCGCCGAAGTCAGGAGATCGCGGTGCAGGCCCGCAACGCCACCGGCGCCGACTGGCCTTCGATCCAGATAACCGCCGCCCCGCCAAGCGACACGCTGGCCCGGCCGACGGTGCGGGTGCGCTGTGGTTCGGCCCCTCGGTACGGGCGGTACTCGATCAGCGCTGGCGCCGGGTGCTCTCGGTTCCAGGCCTCGACCAGTTCCGCCGGCGGCACGGGACGGACGTTGCCGATCTGCTGGTAGATCTCGGAGCGGTGAATGGCGACGTCGTCCGGCGCGGTGATGCCGAGGCGCACCTGGTCGCCTTGGCTGCCGAGGACCGTGACGGTGATGTTGTCGCCGATATGCAGGGTTTCGCCGACTCGGCGGGTGAGGATCAGCATGGTGTGACTCCGTTCGGGTGGTAGTTGGCGTTTCTGCCGCCTGGACCGCTAGCCCAGGCGATCCGGGACGACTTCCATTGCCTCGGCGACGATCTTGTGAGCCCCTTCGGAGTCCACCGTGGCGAACCCCTTTTCGGCGTAGTCCCACTGCTCGTCTTCATCGCCGGGGAAGTTGCTGCACGCCACTGAACAGACGCCAAGCCCGTCGGGCTTGAAGTAGAGGCGCACCTCCGGGCCGTCATCCCCGCGATCAAGCATCACGAGCACTTGGCCCAGGTCTTCGAACTCGAACAGCTTCGCGAACTGCTTCATTGGCATTCCTCTCTTTTCACGGTTGGCAGCCGGCCAGCGCGCCGACGAATTGGAAGATCACGCGGGCGGTGGTCACGAGACCGATCATGAAGACGGCCAGTCCCAGCCCGAGCAGGACACCCTCGCCAACGGGTTTCAAAATTCTTCGGTTCACGTTTGTCTCCGCAGGTAGCTCGACTCAGGCCGGCTCGCAGTGGGAAAGGGCAACGCAACCGGACACTCCGGCGAGCCAGACGACAGCAGTGTGTCCGCCGAGCACCTGGGCTTCGGTTGTCGTCCGGGTGCGCTTCGGCGCCGCGGCGCGATGGAATCGGTAGTCGACCTCGGTGCCGACGGGGTATGCGGAATTCCAGGCAGCAACGGTCGCCGCCGGGTTGGCGTTTCGCTTCATCGTGTGTCTCCGGATAGAGTTCGGTGGGGCTGGTGATGCCCTGCTACTGGCAGGGCGGCGGGCTACTGATGGAGGACGCCGCGCCCGAACGGCTTGAAGCAGCATGCGCATACAGGAACGCCAGTTTCCTGTTCCAACTCGATGCTGCGTGCGGTGCTCCGGTAAGTGTTCGCGGCGAAGGTCAGGCCGGCGCGCTCAGCCTCATCCGCTGCCTGTAGCCATCCAGCAATCGCTGGGTGCGGGACTGGCTTAGGCGCCAGTTCGATTTCGATCTGCATCGTCTGCCCTCCAGGGCGGTAATGCCCCGGCGAACCGGGGCGGGGGTGATCAGTCGTACAGGCCGTAGCTCAGGTCCTCAGGGTCGCAGTCGATCACCAGAATGGCGTTGCCGAAGTACAGCGATGCCAGCATGCGCTCCCACTTCGAGTACACCTGCATGTCTATGGCGATCTTCTTGTCGTCGAGCTTGGCGCTATAGACTTCGCCGAACTGCACCCTTGGCTTCCAGCGATCCCCGGTCTCGCGCTCGCCCTCGATGCTGATGTGAATGGCGTGTTTCAGGCTGTAGTTGCTTCGACCGGAGGATGAGTAGAGGCCGCTCCGGTAGCTGACTTCCGGCTCCGGATCGAAGTAGATGCTCAGCGTCTTGTGGGAGTAGTTGCCGTCGCCTTCTTCGAAGCGAACCTCAGGGCGCTCCCACTGGTCTTCGGCTGCCCTCTCCTTGTGGTGCTCGATGAATTCCTCGAACAGGGCCTTGAGCGACACTTCGCCGCTCAGCAGGCCGTCGCCGGTAAGCACCTCGGTGATCGACTTGTCGGCTTGTTCCAAGATAACCGCGCTCAGTGCCGCCGACTCCCAGCGCTGGCGAAGTGCATTTGCGACGATGGCGTTGTATCGCTGAAGGTCGAACACGTCGGAGACGTTGGCCGGCAGCGCGGCCTTGACAGCCTCCTTGACGGCGCCGCCGAAATCTCCGTAAGAGCGAAAAGCGTCGCTCACGACTTCCTTGAACATCTTGTCGATACCTTCGTCAATCAGTTCGCGCGGTCTGTCGGATGCTCCGTAAAGGGTGACTCTTTCTGCTAGCAGGTCTTGCAGGGTTTGCTGGCTCATCTGGTGCATGCTCCGTGCATTCGGTTGACTTCCCGTCTGGCCCTCGGTGGAGGGCCAGCCAGTGAAATCGGTGTTTCTCCGCACCTGCATGCGGGTCATTCGCTCGGTTCAGCATTTCGCTTCGTCCGCCGTCGCAGTTGTCTGCGCGTTGGCAGGCTTTCGGGCCTGTCGGATCGCCGGTCGCCGTAGAGGCAGGCTTGGTTGTTTCCCCTGGATTTCTTTCGCCCGCCAGGAGGCAGCTCGGGCTGACCTAACCGGCGGTGCCGGGTAGTCGTTCATGGCGCGGGTTGTTAAAGAGCGGTCGGCTCGGTGGCCTGGCCGGCGGTGTGTTGCTGGCGTTGAAGTGAAATTTAGAAAACTAAACGATTAAGGTCAAGGGAT